TTGGTCCCATCGGCATCGATATCGGCAGGGCAATCCAGGTAGCGTCCCTCGCGTTGTCGATCCGCGGTGATCGCCGTCGTGCCGACCGCGAGCGTGCGCCGCCCAGCGACGTAGGCCGCGGACAGGGTCACCTCGAGAACATCGCGCTCGGCGACATGGCAGGAGAGCGCGTTGGCGTGGCAGCTGACCTCCGTCGTGGCATCCGCGCTGGTCGGTCCCTGACGGATGGCCATCGTCAGACACACATCATCTGTGGTCGTGTTGATGGACAGGATCTCGTACATCGCGTTCACGTCGCGGCTCGGATCGAGGCCACCCGTGGGGTCCCAGAAAACGAGCACGTCTCCGACGGCGGCGGCGGCGATCCACTCGGGGTAGAAACCCTCTCCGGGCTGGCCGGCGGTGGTGACCTGATAGCCCTGCCTGCGCGCGGTCGCGTCGTCCGCATTCGGCCAGCAGATGGCGATCTGCGCAGGCGAGCCCGGGGTCGTATCGTTTGCCTCGCAATCCTCGACGAGCGTCGAGGCGCTGGTACCCGGGCAGTGGATGATCTCTCCCGCGGCCAGCGCCGTGTTGACCGTCGGAACGGTGCTCTGCGCCAGCGCTGCCGCGGAGTAGGCCGGCGTTGCATTGCCGTAGGTCAGCGCACGTCCCTGCGACCGGAAGATGCCGAGCGGCTCGACCAGGAGGCCAGCACCCGGCACGCCGAGGCCGCCGGCGGCAGCAAGGGTGAGCTGCCCGCCTGCGCGCACGATGATCTGCGCCGTGGCGCTCGACATGGTGACGTCGAGGTCCGTCACCGTCGCATCGCCCGGGATCGTGACGATGGCGTCCTGGGGGATCTCCCAGATATCGGCATCGCTGGCGTTGCACGTGCATCCAGTGATCGTGCCGGCCGAGACGGTACAAGCCGCCGTCCAGTTGTAGGTTCCGGTCGGCAACGTGCAGGTCTCCGCCAGAGCGCGGAGCGGCAGCAGCAGCGCCGCGAGCCATGCCAGGATCTTGATGCGTCGCATGTCTGTTCTCCCCGATGAGGGGCCCGGCCGATGGGCGACCGGGCCCCTCCCTCTCACCCCTGGACTAACCAGCCGTCGTCAGACCCAGCATGATGCGCAGCGCAGCCACGGTAAGGATGTTCCCATCGAAGCGCGTTGTGAACTTGAAGACGATTCCATCCTCGAGGAACCGGATATGCTCGCTGATCGCGACGGAGATCCCGCCGGCATCGAGCAGCCCGTACCCTTCCCGGAAGTCGCCGAACATCAGCGTGCCCGCCGCGAGCGGCACGTCATAGACCGGACGTCCGAAGATCGACCCGACATTGCCGGCGGTGTTGCCGATCACGTTTGCAGCGGCATCGGCAGGCTGGAAGATCGGCCGCCCGTTCCCATCGTCGATGAGCGAGAGGATCTTCATGACCGTCCCATCGCCCAGCCACGAGCCGCCCGCCCGATAGGGCTCGGGCACCGCGAAGTAGAGCGAGACCACGTCGGCATAGGCCAGCGTGGCCGAGACGGCCTCGGTCACCTCCGTCACGCCCGTGATGATGGCGCTCGTGATGTTGGGCGCCGTCCCGTTGCTCGTGCAGATCTGCACGTCCTCGAGCGCCCCGAGCGCCGAGCCCGCGCGCTCGCTGAACAAGCTCACCAGGTCGAAGGCCGAGTCCGAGAGCAGCTCGATGGACGCCTCGAACACGCCCTGCGCCTTCTTCTTGTCGAGCAGCTTGTGACTGATCGTCGGCTCACCCTGTGAGGCCGTCGCACCCTCGGCGACCATCGCCACCGTGGCCGAGCCAGCGGTAGGCACCCGGAGCGTCTTGCCGGCGCTCGTGAAGCTACTGACGATCGGCCGCAGGCGCGCGCGCTTGTCGCGGGCGAGCATGATGACCGCCGCCAGCGGGGTCGGCATGAGCGAGGCGCCCGATCCGGCCGTCATGCCGGTCGTCCCGGACGCGAGCCCCTCGAGCAGGTCGGCGCGCTCGTGCTCGCTGACCGACACGCGCGGGAAACCGAGCTCCTCGAGCTTGGCGTCCGCCTCCATGAGGATGCCGCGATCCCGCCATGCTTTGCCGCGGAGCCACTGGGCCATCCAGTGGTCGCTGTCCGGCGTGCGGATCTTGCGCTGGATCTCGGGCAGCCGCAGGTAGCGCACGGCATGCGGCGAGATCAGGCGCACGCCCTCTCCGTATGCGAGACGCTGCTTGGGTTGGCCAGAGAGCGCCACCAGCCCAAGCTGGCTGCGATCGGGCTTCTCGCCGAGGATCCGATCGACCTCGGCTCGGACCGTCTCGATCGCGCGCTCCTCGGCCTTCTGCGACAGGTCCTTGAAGGCGAGATTCAGCGCTGTCTCTCTGGCCTTCGCCATCTCCTCTGAACTCGGAGGCAGGGTCAGTTCCGGCATGGTCATCCCCTCGCGGCCAGGCTGTCGCGCACGATCTGTGCCGTGCGCACCCGGACGCGCTCGAGCAGGTCATCTACAGGCTGCGCAGGCACGGATGCCGGCGCAGTGTGAGGCACCTCGGGAACTCCCCGTGGCGCCGGCTCTCGCACGGGCTCGACGAGCAGCGGCATGCCGTCTGCCAGCAAGTCGAAGGCGAGCTCGAGCCGTTCGCGTGCCGAGCCCACGAGGCGGTCGTGCGCCTCGCGCGGGATCAGCACGCGCTGCCCGTCCCCGTACTCGACGGAGACGAGCGAGGAGGCATCGGTGCCCATGCCGCAGAGCCGCAGCAGGGTCCCGAAGTCGGTCACGCCCTGGCCGCGCAGCGCCTCGACGCTGCCGGCGAGCGCGGTGTACGCCTCGCGCAGCTCTGGGGCTGCAGCGCCCTGGGCGAAGTAGTCCGCCAAGGCGCCGCGCCACAGGTCGCGGTCCGCTCCGCGCGCCTGCGCGATGCGACCGATGAGCGCGGCAGGGTCGGCGCCAATCGTGACGACCGAGCCCTCGAGCACGCGCCAGGCGTCGAAGTAGTAGCCCCAGCGCCGAGGATCATCTCCGTGTGCCTTCTCGGCGTCGACGTAGGCCGGATGATCGCTGGCGAGGTTGATCCTGCGCACGGGCGGCTTGAGCGGCTCCCAGCGCACGCTGAGCGCGGAGACGTGCCCTTGGGCGATCATGTGCGCGAGGTCTGCACGCCAATCAGCCTGCGCGCCGATGCCGGCCATCTCGATCTGCGCCTCGCCGCGGAGCTCGTGCTCGGACGGACGGAAGCGAGTCCAGCTGCCGAGATTCGCGGTGCCCGAGAAGGCATCATGGCCGAAGAGCAGCGGCGCGCCAGGCTCGGCCTGAGCGCCCTGCATCGATAGGATGTGCCCGTCGGATGCCTCACCGTCGGTCGCGAGGATGCCCGCGACGATCCCGAGCTCGGCGCCCGTCTCGATGCGGCAGTGGCGCTGGTAGCGTGTGGTCATGCTGTCTCCCCCTCGGTGACGGGCACCATGGCGCAGCGACAGTTGATCCGGTCGCCAGGCGGCAGGCTCGAGTCGAGCGGCGCTCGCGCCTCGATGCCGTCGCGCAGCCTGAACCGGCCCTCGAGCAAGACGGTCTGCCCGTCGATCTCGTGAGCGTCTCGGACGGCGTCGTCCTGCGAGTTGACCCAGCGCTTCAGCTGGACGACGCCAGATTGCCGCCAGCCGTCGAGCTGCGCGATCTGATTCGCGGTGCCGACCTCGGTCCGCGCGATCGTGCGCGCGCGCGAGCGGCGCATGTCCATGCCCTCGGCGACCGCTGCTTCGATCCGCTTGGCGCGCGCCTCGAGCGCTTCGCCCGCTTCAGCGGACTCCTTGAGCGCCGCGAACACCTTGCCCGAGAGATCGCGCAGCGTCGTATCGCTCACGAGCTTGCGGAAGACTCGCTCTTGGGCAGCGAGCTCGGTGGCGACCTGCGCCGAGAACACAAACCCGCCCGGCTGACCGCCGACCTGTGCGAGCGCGCGGCGCGCCTGGGCGAGGTAGGTTGCCCCGCGCACCTTGCCCGTGGTCCGATCGTAGAGCTGTGCCCATCCTGCCGGTGCGAGCGTGCGGCGCAGGATCGACATGATCTCCTCTGCGGAGAGATCCCGGGCGCTCCGCCCCATGCCGGCCTCGCGCAGCGCCTCGAGCATGCGGCGCTGCTGCGCGCCGAACACGCGGCGGAGCGCGCCCTCGAAGCTGCGCACGTAGCCGAGCACCAGCCGATCATCGAGTGCGGAGACATTCGCGCGTCTGCGCGGGGCGTCGTCGGGATCGGCCGGCTCATCGTCCACGGGGGCCAGCGCCTCGGGATCATCAGGGACGGTGATGGGCTCGGGCATCTCGCCGTCATAGGGCACGTCCGCGATGGAGCCTACGGGCAGCTCGCCCCACGCTGCGGCATCGAGCCCGCGCTCCTCGCGTACCTCATTGATCGAGCGGACCTTGAGCGTGAGATCCTGTGCCTCACGCGCGAGCTCATGCGCCTTGTCACGCGGGACGAACTCGCGGAAGCGCACAGCAATCGACTCACCATAGGCCGGCATGGCGAGCTGCGTGGTGAGCGCGTCCGCGATCAGATCCGCGTATGGCTTCACCGCGTAGAGGTCGAACACGTACTGATTCGTGTCGGCTGCGGCCCGGTTCGCGTCGACGACGTCGCCCACGACAGAGCGCGGCACGCCGAGCGCCATGAAGATCCGGTCGCGCAGGTAGGTCTGGATCGGCACGACCGATCCAGTCGAGGCGTGCTCATCGAGGATCTTGGCGCTGAAGCCGCTCGGCAGGAATGCCGGCAAGCCGCGGCGCGTGGAGCCTAGGCCGTAGGCGTTGCGCCAGCCCTGCTCCCAGCGCTCGCGGCCCGCAGGGTCTGGGTGCTGGGCTTCGGGACCTGACTCGATGACCACGCGCGGCGTGGCGTCATTCTGGAAGTGCTCTCGGATGTGCGCGTCGCCGTACTTGGTCGCATCGACAGCCTGCGCCTGCGGCCCGATGACTCCCTCGGCCGAGTAGAGCGTCTCGGGATCGGGCGTCCAGATCCAGATCACGTCCTCGGGACGGAGCGGGATCTCCTGCCCGGTGCCGCCCTGGGCGATGTACCCGGTAACGATCCCGCCCTCGAGCACGGGGCGCACGCGCGCCGCCTGCATCACGTGGAGCTCGGCGGTGCGCCGACCGGACCGGGCCCCGACCCGGAGCAGGTAGGCTTGTCCGAGCTCGAGCAGGTAGCGGGTGAGCAGATAGAGGGCCTGGCGCCGCGAGTGGGTCGGCCCGAAGCGGGCCAGCAGGAGCGCGAGCTCGTGATCGTCCAGGACGGTCTCGACGACGGTCCCGCCGCGCTCCGAGCGCCGCTCGATGACCTCCAGGTCGAGCTGCATCATGCGCTTGGCGACGGCGCGCACGGCGATATCTGCCCAGCCGAGCACCTCGCGGAGGATGGCGTCGGGGCTGGGTTGCGAGCTGCCGATCAGGCCGCTGCGGCCGACCGGGGGATGGAATGCGATGGGTGCGCCGTAGCGGGTCTCCCTGCGGTAGCGGCGCCAGTCGCGGAAATCGCGGTAGAGATCAAGGGCGCTCATGCTGCGACACCGGAGAGTGTCGCTGCATCGCCCCAGCCGATGCCTCCGACGGGCATGAGCTCGGTGAGCGCCCAGACCAGCGCATCGAGGCGATCAGGCGAGCGCATGCCGGAGAGCGGCTCCCAGGAGCAGAGCTGATCCTCGAGCTCTCGGAAGCCGCCGACGTGATGGACCTTGCCCTGCTCGTAGAGGGCAGCGATGGGCTCTGCGCGTGCGGCCTTGCCGCGCGATGCGTGCACCTTGCGATAGGGCACGTTTGGGCGAACCGTGCGGAGCGTGTGCTCGATGAGGTCGCCGCCGTTGTTCGCTTCGCCGATGATGCGGTCGGCGCCATGCCGATCGAGCGCGTTGACCGCACGCCGCGCCCAGGCATCCGGGCTTGATCGGCCTGATAGATCCTCGAGCACGTAGCCGTGCCCGTCGATCCCGAGGCCGGCCACGACGATACCTGTCTCGTCGCTGTCGGCGTCGCTTGTGACCGCGGGGTCGATCGCGACCACGATGCGCCGCAGCCTGTCCATGTCCACTGACTCGATGCGATCGCGCTCGATCCAGTCGCGCTGCCACAGGGCGCCCTCGACCTCCTCGAGATACTCGCCGAGCACCTCCTGGCGGTAGAGCCGTGTGCCCTGGTAGCGGCCGAGGATCTCGCGCAGGAAGGTCGGCGCGAGGTTGCGGGCGTTGGCCTGGGTCGTGCCGCGAGTGACTGCGCAGGTAGGATCATCGAGCAGCTGGCGCACCACGCGGACGGGCTTGGGGGTCGTGGTGACGCAGATCTGCGGGTGCTGCCCGAGCCGCAGCCCGAACATCAGCATGTCCCAGGTCTCCGGGCGGGCCCAGGCGGCGAGCTCGTCGGCCCAGGCGTAATTCGCCTGAGGGCCGCGCAGGCGGTCGGGCTCTTCGGCCGAGAAGAGGTACGCGAGGCTCCCGTTGGGCCAGGAGAGCCGCCGGCGGCTGGGCTCGTAGACCGGCCGGAACCAGGGCGGCGCGGTGCGCAGGATGCCCGACTGGCCCTCGAGCATGACGTCGCGGGCGTCCGAGGCGGTCGGCGCGACGAGATGGATCCGGCAGCCCGGGTGGCGCTCGGCCTGCTCGCGCACCCATTCGCCCCCTGCGCGGGTCTTGCCGGCGCCACGGCCGGCCAGGTAGAGCCACTTGACCCAGTCGCCAGCCGGCGCGCGCTGCTCTGGACGAGCCCAGAAGCTCCAGCGGTAGGCCAGGGCGATGGCCAGCGCCTCGCGAGGCACGTCCTGAGCGTCCAGGATGCCCGTGGCTGCGCTCACTGCAGGAGTGCCCGTACCTGATCCGGGTGCTCCGCGATCAGGCCGTCCAGGACGATCTGCGCTCGTTCGAGGGTTTCGAGCGGCACGCCGATGATCACCTCGCCGGAGTGCTCCAGGGCCAAGCGGGCCGGAGCGAGGCGATCGAGCAGGATGCGGAGGTGCTCGGCTGAGCCCTCGGCTGCGAGCTGCCAGGCCTTGTCCAGCGCCCGCTCGAGGTACGTCCGCCTGCGGTCCGGCGTGAGCTTGGCTGCGGTCTCGACCAGCAGCTTCCAGGCGTCGATGCCTGCGGGGCGGCCCTTGGGGTTGCCGCTGCTGCCCCGTAGCCACCTTCCCGTGACGTCTCGTGCTGGGGCGTGATGGGCAGGGATCTTGTCGTCCACCACTAGATGTTGTGGCATAGTGCCACGTGGAACACAACATCTAGTGGTAAGGAGCCCGTGATGCAGCCGCAGCCGACCGAAGCCAGGCCGTCCCGGCCACCGATCCAGCAGGTCGCCACGGGCACGGTGGCGGGCGGGATCGGGCAGGTGGTTTCTACCCTGGTGATCGGGGCCAATCCCGAGCTGATCTGGCTAGCGCCGGTGATCGGGACGGCGGTGACGGGGATGCTCTCGGGGGTCGGTGCGGCGGCGCGCAATCGGATCGCGGGCGGGCGCGGTGGGTGGCTGACGCTGCTGGCGCAGATGTTCGGATGGCTCGGCTAGACGGCGGCGATGGAGGCGAGCGCTGGGCGCGCTGCCGGGCGGCGTTTTACGACCGGCTGTGCGGCCGGGTACGCCGCTGCACGCTGAGCCGGGGGCATGAGGGGATGCACCGGTACCGGCGCTGGGATCACGCTGCGGCTGTGGATCCGCAGGACGCGCCGGAGGCCCCGCGGAGCTTCACGCGGGGCTGAGGGCCTAGCCCGGGCAGGTCTCGGGCCGGTAGATGCAGAGCGCGTAGCAGACCATGTCGCTGACGTTGGTCGTGCCGTCGCCGTTGCAGTCCGCGCGGGAGCGCTGGCGGATCTCGAGCGTGTTCGGTGAGAGGTCGCTGCACCCTGCGGCGTTGCAGGCCCGGCAGCGGATCTCGGCCGGCGGCATGTCGAGCGGGAGGCTGACCGGCTCGCCTTCGGTGGGGCTCGCGGCGCCTTGCACGGCACCGATCTGGGCCGAGGCGATGGCGGCCAGCTCGCAGCGGATCTCGGAGGTGCCGGCCGGCCAGGTGGTCCTGGCGGTGTAGCCGTCCCAGGGGCGGACGATCTTCGGGGGTGGCGGCGTCTGGGCGCGGGCGACGGAACAGACCTCGGGCGACAGCACGGTGCCGAGGATCGCCAGCCACAGGCCGGCCAGGAGCAGGCGGCGGTGAGCTGCGGCATGACGCGGCGCGTCATGGCGGCTCACGGTTCGAGATCCTGCCCGGACTCGCTGTCCTGGTTTTTGGAGAAGAGGTCCCGGTTCCAGGCCCACAGCGGGCAGGTGCGCGTCTCGCAGGAGGCCGCGAGCCGCTGCGAGTAGCCGTTGCACTCCACGCAGAACGTCTTGATGGCGGCGGTCCTGCTGCTGTGGGCCCGAGCGATCAGCCCGCGGTAGCGGCGCCGGGTGACGGCTGGAGCGTTCGCGAACGGCTCGAAGCCTGGAGGGCGGACCCTGATTCTGGCGCTGGGCGCATCGGTAGTGCCTGCGGCGCGCGCAGGATCAACGATCTCGGTCGGGTTGGTATCCATGGCAGGGTCTCCTTGCGTTCGGCGATCCTGGGGGCCCCAGGGCACTTGGGAGCTCACAGCAGCCTCAGCGGCTCGCCCCAGGGCTCGGGATCGTCCGGATCTGGCGGCGGCGGTACGGCGGGCGCGTGTCCGGCACCCTCCGGGACGAACTGCACGCCTGCTGCGTCGCGGTGGTAGCGGCGGCCCGCGAAGCCAGCTGTCGAGCGCGAGCGGAAGTCGACTTCGACGATACCGGTGCCGCCGTCTTCGGGTCGCAGCGTGACGAGGCAATCAGCAGCGTATTCGGGGTCTTGGCCTGTTATTTGCCCGGCGCGATTGACTTCAGAGACGAGGATTGCGCCGATCTGGCCGTGGGAGAGGGTCATGGCGCGGCGGGCCCATGATACGACGGCAGAGAGGGCGTCGAAGTACGCGTCTTTGCGGTGCAATTGCTGGTTTTTCGCGAGGCGGTTGATGGAGTCGATGACGATGAGGACGCGCTCGTGCTGGTCGTCGAGCTGTTCGGCGATGCCGTCGCTGAGCTCTTCTACGCCGGCGTCCCGGCCGTCGATGATGCGCATGTGGTCCGGGATCCACGAGGGCAGCTCGCCCTGTGTGCGTGCCCCGCAGGCTCCCAGGAGGCGCCGTGCGTAGGTGCCTGAGTCGAGCTCGAGGTCGACGTAGACGACGAGCGTCTCGGCCTGGCGGGCGGTGTCCAGGGCGCAGCGCAGCGCGAGCAGGGACTTGCCGGACTTCGGAGCGCCGGCGATGACGGCCAGGCCGTAGAGGCCGCCGGCGACGACCTCGAGGTCGTAGAGGCCTCCGGCGTAGCGCGGGAGGTCCCAGTCGTAGCGCAGCTCTTTGAGCTGCTGCCGCATGCTGCGGTGCGCCTCGACCCTGAGGATCTGGCGATGGCGGATCCGTGCGTCAGTGCTCATGATTCAGCGCTCCTCGGTATCTCGCCACGATTGATGGCCGCTATGATGGCCGCCCCCTCTGCGGCGCTCAGCGGTGGCACGTACACCTCGAGCGGTGGCTGGGCGATGAGGCCCTCGCGCATGGCTTTGGTCCTGGCTGCTGCGAGCTCGTCGGGTCGGACGCGGGCCCACCACGACGTGGCTGCGCGGCGGATGTCGGAGTAGCCGCGAGCGTCGATGGCGGGCCGGATGGTGGCCAGCCAGGCGCGGACGATGCCTGGGTCGCAGGCGCTGTGAGGGCAGGCCCGGGCGAGCTTGGCGATCCAGGCTGCGTCCGAGTCCCGGTAAGCTTTCTTGGGGCGCACGGGCGAGGCGCGCGGTTGCCGCGCGTCCGAGCCGGCGGTGGTGGCGGGCTCGTGGGGGAGCGCGTCCCCCTC